ATAATTTAAAAGGTGTTTATTGTTTCGGCTTCGGTTTGATAGGTCGTAAGCCTGACACCTAAAATGGATTGCTCAAATGTTACACAAATTTACAAAATTATTCTTGATATAAGTTAATCACATCTTGAGTAATTAAACGCTCGCTATCCTGCGTTAATATAAACGGCTCAGAATCGTTATCTAATATCGAAGGTAGGCAATTAGCATCCACGCCAACACAAACCGTTTTACGCACCTTATCGCGCTTATTATACAAGTCGATAGTTAGCGCGCCTAAATCGTCGGCGTTATCATATTCGATAGTCGGAAACTCGTTATCGGCTGGGAAAACTAAGTCGCCGTTTATGTAACAATTATCGAAGTAAAAAACAATCGAAAGAAAGTCTAAAACATATTCGGGCAAGCGCCCAAAATAATAGCTCAATTTCTTTTTACGGTCTACATAACTCGCCTGCCAACGCCCCGACGCGTATCTAAATAAATCAGTATCGGTATCGTATTGCGGTTGAAAGCGTCGCCCCTCTAATCGAATACCAGCTAAAAACGAAGTGCCATAAAAACCTAATCCGAATTGGTTTTCGCCGTTGCAACCTTCTATCTTAAAAAATCTGCAATCGTCCGAATAATCGCCTATGCTTATAAGGTCGCTGTACTTATCGTACTTCGCCCAATTCTTATCGGCTCGAACTGTAATGCGTTTAACAACTATATCGCCATCGAGTGCGCCACCGAACTGAGAACCAAGCAAACTAACCGCGCCGCTTTGAGTTACTGTTATTGTAAAATTATAAACCCCTGCCGCGCTTATTCCGCTCCCGTAATTAATGCCGTCAACTTGAAGCCTTAGCCTTGCATTGCTTATCGATTCGACTTCTATTTCGACATAGTAATCCGTGTCCTCACAAAGCTCAGTAATTGAAACAAGATTTGCCGAATTGCCTAATGCTGTTAAATTAATCGTTGCTTCCCCACCATCAACGACCCAATCATCCGCGCCTATGGTTGGTACTGATGTCCAACCAACGGGTAAACAATCAATACATAAAGGGTCTCCATTAAAGTAAGGATTGTATATAAAATATTGCCCGCAAGTATTTTCGCAATAGTCCGCAATCGCTAATCGATAGCAGCCCGCCTCAATATCGTAATCGCTTAAATTAATTGCAGCCGTTAAATATTGTTGACTCGTTGTAATAACAGGGTCTAATACTTGAACAACTGCCAATGTCTCAGCGTCCACAATGCCAGCGAATAAGCCGCCGTTTGGAACTGGCACAACGCTATCTATAATGAATGAGCCATCGAAGGGCTGCGTGCCATTGCTAAAGCCTATTAAAACTGCATTGCTTGTTAAGTCCGAGGTTGTTAAATATAGCGTATGCGTGCCTTGTGTTGATACATCGAGAAACGAGCCGCCGTTTATTGTTACCCTTAGCACTCCTACAATATCGCTTACGGTTATGGTAACGATAAAATTTTGCACCACATCATACCGCAAGTAGCTTACTATGTAGCCGCCTGTTGATGTCCCGCCGCCTGTGATGGTGCTGCCATCCTGCGTCCAAGGTGCAACCAATGTTTCGCCTGCAAACTCAACTTCGCCACATTGCCCCGCTTCGAGCTGCCAAAATAGTTGGTCGTTAAAGTCGGCAAGCTGCGCAAAGGTGCTATTACAGCCCTCGCATTGCTCGGGTAAAACGCTGTTAAATAATATTGGTTGGTTTGGTATGGATGTGTAACTCATGGAAGTAGTTTGTTAGAACGTAACTCGAATTGTGCGCCCTTGCGCATTACTGATTCTATTTGAATGTTTTTAATGTAGGTCGGCGTAACCGCGAGGCTATCCTCTTTGCGCCCTAATAAAATAGGCTTCGATGTTTCGCTTGTTATCGCGTTTATTTCTGCCATACTTAACGGGCGTTTAAACTTGTATAGGTAGGCTTGCACGTCGTTAATATCGACGGGTTGCAAATCGGGGCTTTGAAAGTTTGTGCCTTCGCCTTCAAAAAACGAAAGCGCGTTTATTTGTATTGTTTCGATTTGAGTTCCAACGCTCGAAGCGCCTGTAATATCGGCTACTACAAAATCGCCTTCATTACAATAAAAAGTAGCCGTAGCGGTTGTAAGCAACGCAACCCCACCGCTCACGGGTGTACCTTGCACCTCTTGTTGAACATTGCCTAAACCGTCTAAACGTTTTATTATTCCTATTAAAGTTCTGTTGCCTACACTTGGTAAAGAAACTAAAGAAAGGTTAAAAGTATAAATACCCGAGAACGGCACGCGATACCTTCGAACGTTAAAATTATTTCCTGCGTCTATAATCTCATTGTTAAAAGGGATAAAGTCGCCGCTATATTCACTATACGAAGTTGATGTAGTATTTATAATTTCCCACGATGGTAGCGTTGGGGCGTTTATTACTCGCGCTAAAAATGGGGTTAACAATGCGTCGCCCTGATTAAAGAACCCTTGCAAAGAATTAGGAAAACCATTTAACCAATTACTCGAAACACCCTCGTTAGAATAGTTGAGGTTGTAAAATGGAATCGTTAGCCCCGTTAGATTATAAACCCGCGCACTAAATGAATTAGGAGCGAAACGGCTACGGTAATCGCTTTGAATTATTATAGGGCTTAATTCGTAGGCTTCGCTATTGTATCGTAAAATATCTTCAATAACGTTATGGTCGAACACAACGTCGCTCGTTTTTAGGTTTAATACGTTCGAAGTATTGCATTCACCAACAAAGCCAAAAGATTCATCACGAAAGCCTTGAAATACTGGCTGCGGAAATAAGCAAAAGCCGTCGCCCCCGTTGCACTCGTTCGGGAATAAATAAGGCGACGAACCAAAGTTAACAGACGCGTAAAGCCGCGATACATCGAACTTCATTTCGATTTCGGGCTGGTCGTAAAGATTAACCGAGGCTGTTGATTGTTGGAAATAGCTAACGGGTTCAATACGCAATAATGGTCGCCCGTTCGCTTGCCTTTCAAAACCCATACCGAGGTTTAACTTTTGTTTTAAAGTTAAATACAATTGCTCAAACGTCGCCGAGATTTCAATATCGGTGCGGGTTCGTAACATATTGCCCTGCGTATATACTGGTATGTCGTTTGTCGGGTCGGTATAATCAAAAAGGTTAGAGGCAAAATCTACAAGCCCGTCGCTCATGCAGTTTACTAAATGCGCGAACACATCGTAAACGCCGTAGCCATAAGTAAAATTAGTATACCATGTACCCATCGCAGGGTCGAATATATCGAGGCGTCGAATAGTTGGCGGCGTTATTGGTGTACCGTTCTTTGAGGTTGTAAGGCGTAGCGAAAACGGTATCGACTTATTATTGTTAATCTTTGTGCTAAAAGTTTCGTCGTAAACCTTTGTTTTAACTTGACACTTATCGAGCAAAAAGTTAGACTCCGTTGCAATTATATAGCCATCAACTAAACGCTCCCAAGTTCCCGAGGCGCAAAGGTATTGCACCTCTACACGAACCAATTCACAATAGCCCGACGTTTCAAGTTTAGCGTAAAGGTATCCGAACACATCACCGCCAAACGTTAGCTCATTATCGAATGAAACTATGCGCGCTCCAATTGTTTCGTCCTCGTTTATTGTTATACCAAAGTCCTCGGGGTTTAATGGTTGACCCCTATCGAGGCTATCAATTAAAAATTTTAATTCAGATGCCATGCGTACCGCGAATCGTTGCCGTTAATATTTACAATCGTTTTATTACGCTTTAGGTCGCGTCTCATGCCTTTAATTTCTTTCTCCATGCCTTTACTGTTTAATGAAGCATTGACGTTAATAGCGCGCTCCTTTTTGCCCATGTAGTAATTTAATGCGGGGCGAACGTAACGCTCATCTATTAAACGCCTAAACGCCGCGCTCGATGTGTTTAAGGCATCGAGTTCAGAACGGTGGCGCGTTACTGCGTTGCGGTTAACTACAAATTCGCCGCGCTCGGCTTCGATTATAGTACCGCCCGCTTCATGGCTTCGACCTCCTACAATACCCCCTTTCTTAAACTTAGGCAGCGGCTGCGCTAATATGGCAGCGATTTGAGTAGCACCAATTACACCAGCCGCAACTTGAAAAGGAATAGCCGCAGGATAACCGAGCTGCGCACCCGTTTTAGTTATCGAGGCTGCGGTATCAATTACCGCCTTAAACACGTTTAACGCCCGCTCGGATTTAGCTTGCTTTGTCTTTTCAGCTGCTATTTGTCGGCTTGTGCGCAAGCGTAAAGCATCGAGTTTACGTTGCTTATCGGCTTCGCTTTCTAAACTCTTATTAATGGCTTCCTGTTCTAAAGTTGCTGTATTGTTTATTTCATCAATACGCGCCTGAGATTGCGCGCCCTGTAATTCTACAATAGCGCCCAAAGTATTTGCAACCGCATCAGCAACCTCAAAAGCGTAATCTATTGTTTGCTGGTTTGTTTTCTTACGTTCCTCGCGTATCGCGTTTTGCGTTTCGGTTTCAAGCAATAGAATCGCGCTCGCGCGTTCCTTTTCGTCTTTTATGCTGTTGGTTATTTGTAGCTTTTGAGCGTTGGCTTGTTCTTCGATTAATTGAATGCGGCGCTCTAACGTGCTACCCTCGGCGGCTTCTAATTGCTTAAGGGTATTTATACGCGTGTTTATTTCGCTTTGCGCTTGCGCGGCTTTTAAAGCGGCTATTTGCTCGGTATATTTCTTTTCGATTTCGTAAGTTAATAGCCCCGCTTCTTCGGCGGCGGCTATCTCGATTGCCTTTTGCTTTTCTAAACTTTCGATGCGTAACTGAAAGCTCGCATCGTCAGCAACCGCAACGGCTGCGAGTTCTTCTTGTAAGTCGGCTTCGCGCGATGCCGCGATTGAATCGTTAGCGGCTTGTTGGTTTTTAATTCGCTTATCGAGGAGCTCTTTTTGTTCTTTCTCTAAATCTTCAGCAGCTTTCTTTTCGGCATCGGCTCTTTTCTTTGCGTCCTCTTTAGCTTTGTCGTTTGCTTCTTGGGACGCTTTGTTTCTTATAATAGTTATTTCAGCGCTCGCGTCAAATACAGCCTGAACCGCTGCGTCGTTTACCTCTTTAGCTTTTGCCTTTTCTTCATCGCTTAATTGGCTTAATGTTCCTGCCTTTTTAACATAGTCGGCTATAATTGCTTGGTTAGCTTTTATGATTGCTTGCTCGCGTTGTATCTCAAGCTCAACGGTTGAACGCCCTGCCGATTCGGCTAAAGCTATTTGCCGCTCAATATTTTTAACTGTTGCATCCGAAGCCGCCTTTTGCTTTTTAGACGCGTTTTCAAATGCAGCCCCCGCGCGCTCTGCATCATCGGATGCGCCTACCCATTCTTTAATAGTGTCGACTACATTTCCAATTGCGTTGCTAACGGTTTTAAATCCTGGTATTGAATTTTGTAAAGCGGCTTTAACCTTATCAAAATTATTAATCAAAGCAACTAATCCGAGGGCTAAAGCTCCAACTCCCGTAGCTAACAATGCGATTCTAAATATCTTTAACGCTCCCGTTGATTGACCAACCGCTAACCCGTAAGCCCTTTGCGCCACCGCTGCGATTCCCGTCTTTTGAGCCGTTTGGTCGATTAATATTAAACGCGCTTGCTCAATACCCGAGGTAATAGCTGTAATGGCTTGCAACTTAACGAGCGTCTTTTGTAGTTCCTCGTTTTCATCTCCGAACAATGCCGCCGCACCTTCGACTACTTGAAATGCGTTCCCGACTAACTCAATGTTTTGCACTACCGTACCAAAGCCCCTCGAGCGTTCAACGAACGAATCGACTTGCTTATCGGTTTCAACTATCGCACGTTTAACATTAGCAACCTCGCGAACCAAGTCCTTGAACTCTTGCGTATTGGATTTCCCTGCTAAAGATAAATCGTATAGCTTATCTTCAAGCTCGCCTATTCGACCCGTTGCGGCATCGGTTGACTTAGCGTATAAATCAACAGCCCTATCAGCGGCAATAATAGCCGACTTGTATTCACCGACCGCTTTCGCTATATCTTCAAATTCTTGCGTTGCCCTTTGACCAGCTACCGACAATTCGCGTAACCTATCTTCGTACTTAGCAACGTCTTGAGCCGATTGAACTAATACCTTATTAGTCTTTTGCGCTTCAGCATCAAACTTTTTTACGCTATTGGTTAAAGTATTAACCTCGGTATTTAAGTTATTAATAGCGCCCTTAAGCTGCTGATTTGCAAAAGCGTTAACGGCAGAGCTACCCATTTTCTTAAACTCGGTGGCTACCCTATCCGAAGTCTTTTGAGCCGACTTAACCGCCTCGTTATTTACTTCGTTAATCTTGTTAACCGTTGCTTCGAGGTCGCCCGCGTCGGCTTTGTACTTAATTAAAACTTCAGCCATTTTGGTGTTGCTTATAGAACACCTCAAATTTAATCAAAAAAACGTCAATATCGGACTGCATCAATTCTTTAAACTCGAGAACATTACCGCCCGCGATGTGCATCACTTGCTCCCTAAATTTGTCTTGCGCTTGCTTTGCCCTTCGTCGCGGTGAGAACTCAACGCCGCTAACGTTTCGTGTAGCTTTTGAATTTGAACTCGGTTGTAGTCCCATAATGTCGTTAACTCTTCGGGCGACATATGTAACAAGGGTTTCAGCGGCTCGATATCCAAACCTGTAAAAAAATCGTGCGACCCCTCCTCTGCCATCGCCTCAAATAGTTTTAGTTTAGCTTCGTGAATGTCGGGGTTTATAATCGCTGGGTTTTCATCCGAGCGTATTACCCACGTTGCGGCAATGTTCAACAATAGGTCGCGATGTATTACCGTGTTTTGCCTTTCTCTAATAACGTGTATATAGGTAGCAACTAACGCGGCGTTGCGTGGGTTCGTTAAACCAGCGCCTAAAGCCTTTTCCATTTCGGTTAGTATTGCTTCCATTTCAGAACCCGAAAGCCCGCTACTTAAGCGCTCGAGCAAACTCATACTCATGGCAAAGCGTTCGAGCGGTAATGAAGTTTCTTTTGGGAATCGGTAATAGCTAAAGCCTTCTTTACTGAATAGCTGAACTAAGTTGTATTTAGGTAGTTCGGGGTTCGCCTTATTGCGCGAAAATATTAATCGCAGTCGCACGCCTAATTTGCTGAATAATGTGGTCGATGTCATTTTTTACTTTTATGATATTGCCGCTACGCAATTGAATTATTGAATCTTCAGTTTCGCCGCTAAACACATGGCTTATATCGTTTACGTTTATTAGCACCTCAACGAACCCAATATCGCGCTCGCTTAGTTCGCGAAGGGTTTCATCCTCGGTATCGAGCGACTCGGTCAGGAACGCTTGGCAGAGGATGAACCCAGTCATTTTTAGCTCCAATAGTCGTGCGGGCATTGCGCATCTTGTACACGCGTTTTAGCGGGCAAGAAACAACCGCACTCATTACAAACGTTTAACAACTTATTGCGATGCTGACATAATTGGCAAATAGGCGTTCGCGTATCACTTAGCGCGTTCGCTTCCTTGTTCGATGTTACCCAAAGATACCAGCCGTGTAATATTGATTTTATCCGTTGCATACTACGCATTCCATTAAGTTAATTACTTCGGGTTCTTCGCTGATTATTTCAATGTTCGCCACGCTAAAGCTAATGCAATCGTATTCGACTTCACAAATCGTAAACTTGTTGCAGCCTGCTAACTCAATCGTGTAGCCTTGCCCGTTATCTATCTTCGCTCCCGTAATGGTTAGCAGCCCATCTAAATCGGATTCGGCGTTAAACACTTGAACCTTATTCGTTGCGTTGTGCTTTAGCGTTATCGTGTAGTTAGTTTCGGGTTCTACAAATCCGAACGCTATACCGCCGTTACAGTAAGCTACTTGAATGCCTGAATCGAAGCAAGGTGTACAAACGCTCATAAGTATCGCTTTAGAATTGCGTTCACAAAGTAACGAAAACAATCTAAAAAGTCAGCACGCTCAGAAATGTTTTTTCGATTGCTTTTTATTATTTGCCCGTCCGCGTTGCATTGCACTTGCTTAGCATCGAAAACAAAGCCTTTGCAATTTTTACTATTAACGCGTATATCGAGTTTCTTGAGCGCGGTATTGCAATCGATACGGCTGTTAACGTGTCGCGGGTTCGCTGGTATAATTATTTGGTTATCGGCTAACTTAAGGCGGCGTTTAATCTGAATGTAAGCGCTCGAGTTATCGCGTTCCTGTATTGTACCACCTTTGCCCATTGCGTCGCCTGTTATGCGTATTAAGCCCGTTGGTATGTTCAATGCTTCGACCGCATCGCAGAACGCATCTATCGAGCCGCGCTCTATCTTTATTTCATCCACTACCATAGCCGAGCTGCCAACGTTTTGAATAACCAAAGCGCATAACGGGTTAATGTTGAAATCGACGCTTATAAACGTAGGTAAATGCGCGTTGTGCGTTACACTATCGTCGATGTGCTTTTCGTCGCTCCAAGCGTATAAGAACGGGTTAGCAACGTCGTCTAATACATCCCAGTCGCCCTCAACGAAACGGGCGTATTGAATAGGCGGCAATTCTTTTAGTGCATCTAAGTATTCGGGCGCGATGTGTGGGTTATCGGTTATTCGGCTCGGTATGTACGCCCAACGCTCGGGTAATGTGTTTTCGCGGTAACGGTTGTAAATAATCGACTTAACCCAGTTTTGAGCGGGGTTGCACGTTGCGAGGCAAACGATAGGCGGCTTACCATGCGCTTTATTCCAACTGCCTATACGTTCCTGAACTTTGTAGAATGTTACTTCCTGCAATTCGTTTACTTCATCTAAGCCCGCGCCGTTAATCTCTAAACCTCTAAAGCGGTTAAGGTCTTTATCGTCGTCGAAACTTTCAGCCATGAAGATAAGCTCCGAGCCGTTTGTAAAAGTGATAACGTTCGTTTCCCTATTCCAGTTCTTAACGTAACTACTTACCCCGTCCATCATTATTGAGGCAAAGCTCGGGAAAGTGGTACGCTTTAAATCGGGTAGGCTTTTACGAATAATCGCCCACCTCGAACGCGGGTATGTTAAACAAAGCGATGTTAGAGTTAATAGAAGCCAATACGTTTTGCCGCCTCGAATCGCGCCCCCGAAAACAATAACGCGTTTACTGCCATTAACGGCGTAATCGAACGCGGTCGTTTGTGTTTCGGTTAGCGTAAAATTCATTCATTCGGTTTGCTCGGTTCGGTGCGTATGATAACAAGCGGCTCAGTTGTTGTTATATTATTGTCAATGCTTTGCTTCGGTTTACCATAGGCACGGTCTAATAATAATTCCGCAGCCCTTACATCGCCTTTAGCTGCGCGTGCGCGAATTGCTTTCAATATCGCTTCGCCCGCAGTTACGCCGTCCTTTTCTTCGCCTAATACATCGGCTAACAGCTTATCAAGTTCGGGCAGCTTGCGGGGTCGCCCGTTAGGGTTTCCCGTTTGCCCTTTCTTGAATTTATGTGGCTCTATGTTTTCTGGCTTTGGCATCGCTGTTTTTTCGCTGTATTACTTAAACCATTGATTATAAATTTCAGTTGCTATCTGTGCGGTCATAACAGGAGGAACTGACATACCTATTAAATACTTTGGCTCAATCTTTTTAAAGTTGTAATCAAGAGGATAGCTACCTATTTGTTGAATATCTTGATTTGATATTTCTTTAAATTCATCAAAATAAATATATTGATTTCCGCTTACAATTGTCGGAGCATAATCATTTTTTTTAATCAAAACTCTTCCAAAGCTTTTTTGTTTTTTTTCTGTTCTTAAACAAATATCTCCAAAATTTTTATCTGTTTCTATTCTTTGTAACCAATCTGAATATAACTTTCCGTCTTTTGATAAATTTAATCCTTTTGAGCTATCTATGAATTCACCTAATTTTATTGACTCTTCATTAAAATTTAATTCTAATTTAGGAAAGTTTAAATCGTTTCTTTGACAAATAAAAAATACCCTTTCGCGTTTTTGAGGTACGCCCATACTCGCAGCATTAAGCAAAAACAATTGAACTTTATATCCTGCAGCTTCAAACTCTTTTTTTATCCTGTGAACGTATGCCTTTGCATTGCCTTGAATTAATCCTTTTACATTTTCAGCTATAACAACTTTTGGCTGTAACTTTTTTGCAAGTCGTATGTAATCAAAAAATAAATCATCTAATCGCTGTTCTGCTTGCCCCTCCCTAAATACTTTTGTTTTGCCCCAGTCTTTTTCACGATTGCCTGCCATACTAAACGAACTGCAAGGCGGCGAACCATCTAAAATATCAAGGTTGTATAAATCTTCAGGAAAGTCTAGTCTATTCGCAAAATCTCGAATATCTTCAACAAACAAATATTTTGGGTTGTGATTAGTTTTATAAACGTCTGCTATTGGTGGGTCTATTTCAACGCCTCCTAAATGCTCAAAGCCAGCTAATTTATAGCCCATAGTTGAGCCACCCCCACAAATAAAAGTGCCGAACACTTTTAAGCCATTGCTTTGAGGATAGCCGTCTTTTAAATACCACTTATATGGAAACCTATATTTACTCATTGCCTAATAATTTCCAAACCGCTTGCTCAGGTGTTGAAGCTATTTTACTTAATTGATTACGAACTAAATTATACTCTTCTTCGGTATATTTAAGTTTTATAATCATTTCAAAATCTAAAGAATCTATATCAATTTCTTCGTTTTTATCTGAATAGTCTTGTGTTTCAAAACTCGGCACATCTAGGCCCCACGCATCGAGCTGTTCAGTATCCCATTCGTTTTGCAACATCGCCCAATCCCACTCGCCGCCGCTTACATTATCCTTAATTATAAATTCGCGCTTTTGAGCCTCTGTAAGCTCGCTTGCCTTCATAATGGGTACTTGCTTTAGCTTGGCAGCTTTGCACGCTTTAAAACGCATATTACCGCCTAAAATAACGTTATTCTCGTCCACTACTATCGGGCGATACTTTAGCATATCGGGAAACTCCTTAATCGATTGCACCAGCTTATCGAACTTTTCGTCCTTAATAATGCGCGGGTTGTTCGGGTTAACCGTTAGCTCGGATATGTTTATTAGTTGTACGCTCATTTCTTGTTTCTTGCTTTGCGGTATTTCTCAGCCTCCGCGTATGCTATCGCTATCGCTTGCTCGTTTGAGTAACCTTCGCCTATTAGCTTGCGAATGTTCATCTGTATTACTTCGGGCGTGTCGCCGTTAAATAGTGGCATAGTATTACAAATTTACAAATTATAAGTGTCGATTCGTTTCTTAACCATTTCAATAAAGCGCTCCATCATTGCCGCGTAAAAGCTGTTGAAATCCTTATGACCTTCGGGCGCGTGTTCGAATAGAACGTACAGGGTAGCGCGTAGGCGCTGGCTCGGTGTTTTGCTTCCAAGTTCGGCGGCATCGAGTTTAAGATTATTTAAAAGCTGTTCATCGTTGTAATTGAATTGTTCGCCTTTAAATGCCATAACACCTACGCCACCCATCCATTGATTAAATAGCGCGCTCGTTTGTTCGGGTGTTAGTTCCTGCGTTCCGATTGTTACCTTAATCGTTTTATCGCGGCGTGTGGCTACTGATTCAATCGCACACGGTATGGTTAATAGTTTAGCATCCATACTCGGGGTCGTGTTTCTTTGATTTGTATTCGAGCTTTAATCCTTCGAGGTATGCGCGAACCATTGAGGTAATCTTTTCGCGGTGCGTTTGCGGTACGCGAAAGCATAACGTCGAGGTTTGTTCGCCGTATTGCTTCGACCTACCAGCACCCTCACGGCGACCGCCACGCTTCGAAATCGGTTTCGGTGTTGCTTCCATTGCTGCAAATATACTCATTTTTTGATTACGTTTTGCAAATTAATGCCGTGTTTTTTTAGCAGCTTCAACCAATCGAGCGAGCGGTTTAAATACAATCGGTAGGCTATCGAGGTGCGCGGCGCGCTCGTTAATTGCGCTGCATAGCTTCGATGCGTTTTAAGGGTATCGGTGTAATGCGTAACGCCCTCTTTAAATTCGCCTTGCTCGGGTTCATAGTTTGTCATGTAATCTATTATTCGTTCTTCGGTGGTCATGTTTTAAACAAAATTTATTTTTTTTCAAAACCATTCAAAAAAGAAAAGATATGTTCAACTATTCCAACAGTCCACCCATCACCAATTAAGTTGCCAGCTTGTGCTTTATTTAAGTTTCGTGTATATCCTTCGGGTATATTATGCAATCTTTCAATCTCTGTTTGTGTGCAATACCGTACCCCCTTTTTTTCGTCCATTGTTTTATCTGTATAAATTATGGTTGTCATTCCTGTCGTTGCATATCTATGCAACATATATCTTTGATTTGCATCTCGCCCACAACTTGTATTTAAACAAGTATGTTTTTTCTTATCTGAATAACCATATTCTAATATATCGTTTAACATTATCTTTTTATCTTTTGGTTGTGGTATCGCGCTCTTTCTGTTGCCAAATAAATCCCTATACTCAGGCCCTATATTAGTCCAAAATAATCTATCTCTTAATGCTCCGCTTACTCTGCTACCGCATAATCTTACTGGCTCAGTTCCTAATAAATCGCTTATTGTATTATATCCTAAATCGTCCATAATTACGTTTTCAAGTAAATAGTAAGTAGGTTTTGTTTCCTCAAGCAATCTTATATATTCATAAAACAACATTGATTTCATTCCTTTTAACCCGTCTCTTACACTATTTGCCCTACTAAAATCTTGACATGGGCTACCACCTATTAATAAATCAATTTTAGGCAAATCAACACCTTTTACTTTTGTTACATCCCCAATATGTTTAGTATTTGGGAAATTATCTAAAGTGCATTGTATAGCGTGTTTTTTTATCTCACTTGCAAAATAATTTTCGATTTTAAAACCTAAATTATTAAGTGCGATTTGCCCACAACTCATGCCATCAAATAAACTCAGTACATTCATAAAATTAAAAATCAAAACGGTGTAAAATCAAATGTTTCGTTAGGTAGTATTGCCGTTTCCTTAACTGGTAAAAAGGTGCTACCCGTATTGCCGCCGTTATCTGTAAAGTGGGTTAGCGTTTCATTGTGCTTAAACCTTACCTCGCCCGTTGAGCCTTGCCGATGTTTCTCGAATAAGTAAAAAACGTCGTTTGTATATGGCGTGCCGTTATCCTCATTAAGCGCATAGTATGAAGGTCGCCAAACGAACATAACGGTATCGGCATCCTGTTCGATGCTACCCGACTCGCGAAGGTCTGAAAGTATCGGTCTTTTATCGGCGCGTTGTTCAACTTGTCTGCTCAATTGCGCAAGTGCGATAATCGGTATATTTAGTTCCTTTTGCGCGGCTTTTAATGTGCGGCTTATCTCAGCTACCTCAGCTTCGCGATTACCGCCTTTAAAGCCTTCTATCGTCATTAACTGCAAATAATCGATTATAGCCCACTTACAATGATTTTTACGAACCTCTCGGCGCAATATCCTAACGGCTTCATGAACGCCGCATCGAGCCTTATCGTAAATCAAAATAGGTAACTTTTCTGTTTTACCTATCGATTGCTCGAACGCGTGTAGTTCGGGTTGTGTTAGGTTACCATCGCGAAGGCGTGCGCTATTAATTAGGCTTTCGCCGTGCTGTAAAATAAGGCGCTGCGCTAACTGGCTTCGATTCATTTCGAGGTTAAAATAAACACCCGCCTCGCCAAATTGCACCGCGTGAAATAGTGCGAGGGCGGTTTTACCCATCGACGGGCGACCCGCTAAGATTATTAGTTCGGGATGAAAGCCACCCGTAAAACGATTTAAGGCGCTTAAGCCCGTGTTTAATCCGCTCGTTTTACCCGACTGAAACAAAGCGGCGCGGCGGTAATATGCTTGCCGTTCTTCGTCGGATAGTTGAGCCATGTTTATGATATTATCGGTCGGGCTACCGTCCTCGATTAAAGAGTTAAGGCGTTTTATTATTTCGGTTGCGGTTTCAATGCCGCTGCGCATGGTTCCAATTCCTAACGCTTGCTCGGTAAGTATTGAACTAACTGAGCGTTTAATGTGTTCGTCTTTTAGAATTGCGATGTAATCGTTAACGGGTTCGTTATACGATAACTCATTGCCCCAGCTTGCAAGCTCCGAAATGTTTTGCGGCGTTAGGCTTTTTTCGGTTTTGTTATATTGGGCAATGGTTAGGAGCGTCGGTTGCTTTTCGTCTTTTATGATTGTCTTAATGAGCTTAAAACAACTTAGGGCGGTGGCATCTTGAAATAAGTGTTCTCCGAGTTGCGGCATTATCTCTTTATAATTTTCGTCCGCGTTTAGGCAAAGGAATATTAAAGCCTGCTCGATTTTTGGTAGTGGTTTCATTTAGTTACATTTTGCGTTAATCCATCCTTTACGCATCCACCGCGAAAATATTTTAGTATCATTCACTTTATGTACATTGTAATGCTCTGAATCGCGGTTTGAAATAATTATTATATCGCCAACTTTTGCAAATATTTTACCCTCTGATGTTGTTGTTATTTCAAATTCTGTTTTGACTGTTTTGCGTTCCATAGTATAAAATATTAAAGATTTAAAAAGTTGGGCGGCTGTTAACCGCCCGTTTTGATTAGTTATTTATTTTAATGTAGGTTACCGACATATTACATGGTGTGCGATATACCGAGCAATCAATACCCTCTAAAGAAAGTTTAATTTGACGTGCGTTAGCTTGTGTTAGGTTTGAGTAACCTACGGCGTTTATGCCATACCTATCAGCTTTTGCTAATACTGTTACACCGTTGCGAAGTTTTGTAGTTAAAATTGAAGTTGTCATTGTGTAAGTGTTTAAGAGTTTGATGAGGCAAACATACAACTCTTTTTTGATTCTGCAAACTTTTTCTAAATTATTTTAAAAATATTTTTGTCATTGCATCTTTAGCCCCATCGAGGCGCGTGTTACTGTTGAGTTTTTAGGTTGTTTATCGGTGTCGCGTTTATTCCATGTTACCAACCTTCGACCAGTATCCCAAGCGTCTTGAGAGGTCAAACGTATTTTACCGTTTGCGAGCGGCTCAGTCCAATAGTTAAAGAAAGCGTTTAAAAGTTCTTTAGGGTATCTATCCTTGTAAGGTGTCATAGCTTCAATCAAATCTTGCTCGCTCCACTTTTTAAAGTTAGCGTTAGCATTTGCATTTACATTAACACTTACACTATCATTAACACTTACACTTACATTAACAGGTTTTTTGGGTTTTGATTTAACCGACTGGGTTTTTTGGGTTTCTTGTAAACCATCTTGGTTTTCTTTTGGTCGTCCACCTTTTAAACCATTAACCCTCGCACGTTCAGCTCGTTCGTTCCATTTTTCTAAATCTCTATCCATAGCGGAGCGAATAAACCCGAAAGCAATAAATAGAGGGTTTGACGGTTCAGGCGTTGCACCTTCGATTTGATATTCAAAAAGCATTCGCATTAATTCTCCGAGTTGCTCATTAGAAAGGTGCTTTAATGTTACCCAGTTATCCGTATAAAGTACAAACGATTTTTTCATAAAATAGAAAGCCCCTTGAAATTTACGGTGGAATCGGCTCGGATACACCTTGCCTCGTAAACCCAAAGGGCGATAAGTTAATTTCGTTTCGTTTAGGATTCCACCTCTAAACGTTTCAAATTTACAAAATTTATTTATTCAAATACTTTTCAATCGTTTCAATGCACTCATCTAAGCCCGAGCAAAACAAAGCCTCAAAACCTGCGTTTTTAAGCCGCGTAAGGACTTCAAATTGTTCGGTAAGGTGTTCATCTTGCTTTAGCGTTCCATCGCGTTTAAACGGCTTAAAATCGCCTTTTTTGATTTCAATGAATAAACCGCTAAAGTTTCCACGCGGCGCAGCGATAAATAAATCGGGGTAACCTCTTTGCGGGTTCATGCTTTTATGTACCCTTGCTTGCCCCATGCTCATTTTAGTTCCTGCGCTAAAGTCAAACCTAAAAAGTATTTCGGGGTGCTTTAAACTCATGTAACGTGCAATGGCTGAATAAATATCGCTTTCGCGTGGCTGGCGGCTTTTCATCGTTTGTAAATACTATTACAAACTATCATGTATTCAACGCGCCCCTTTAGCTCGGTTGTTTCGTCGTAAAGGTCTATTAAAATGCTTCGATTGTTTTCGTGGTCGTTAAAAACTTTACGATACTTAAAACAGCACTCTAAATATTCGAAGCCGCAAGATAAAAGATATGCAGCTACGTTTTTGTAAGTATGTCCTATAAACTCTGTTAGGTCGCCGAGGTCGTTAGCGTATGTAAGTGCCTCTTTCGATGATTTGCGCATTGAGTAAGTTTATTAAATCGGTTCTTTCAACTTTTAAAAGTATTGCAATCGTGTTCGCTGGTATGGTTCCTTTATGCAGCCACCAAAACTCGGCGCACTTGGTTAACTTTTTTTGATACCCGACACCCGTGTCAGGCATCCATTTAATGAGCCTATCGAGTTGGCTAATTAGCTTTAGGTAATCAAATTTCGTTTGTTTAACGCGTTCCTTCATGGTTCAAATAGTTAATTATTAAATCCGTTGCGCTTGCGATTTCATCCTCGTTATGGCGGTACAAATACAAGTCGCTAAACTTACCCGACTTTTTAACCTTTGGCGGTACTCCTATATAGTAAAACTGCCGAGGGTCAAAGCCCATCAAAAGCGAATACCAAACCGCTTGCACATGGTTACAATGCGCTACCATATCAGCGGCGAAGGCTTTTATATTCTTTGCGCTTGTTGTTTTAACGTCGGCAATTATACCGCGCTCAAGCCAGCATAAATCCATCATTCCTTTACCTTCGACCGTTATGCCGCCAACGGTTACCGTGTTTAGGGTAATGTATTCGTGATGCGATTTATCGAATAGTTCGCCTAACATTTCGACCGCGTGAATCGCATTATAAACGTTTTGCGTGTTTGGTGGCATACTTTCATAAGGCTGCTCAAGTAAATCGAAATGGAACGCCGCGCCTGCATCTAACGCAGTTTGCGCGTAACTTATGTCGCCCGTGTAAAATCGTTTTATACGGCTTGCGCTTATGGCTGGATGTTTAATGTATTCTTCGCGTGTCATGATTCGAAATTGTGATTGTAGTAATGTTGCCCATCTGAATATTCAATCGGTGTCCATTCTTCAGCACCATTATCAAAAGCATCAACTATCTGCTCCTTCTCCATTGCTTTGGCTAATAGGAATATTGTATTTACATCTTTTGCTTGAGTTGTTGGCTCTGCTAATTTTGTATGATACCACTCAACTGCTGTTTGTCTATTCTCCATAGGTTTCGGTGTAATATTGTTCGGCTGATATACTTTTTTGCCCTTGCCCGTCAATGTATCCGCTATCGTGCGCGTCGATTATTTGCAGTTCTTCCATTGCTTTGGCGGTTATAAACGCCTCGGTATCTGTAATTTTTTGATTTCCGTAATACTTTTCAAGTTGAACGGCTAACCATTCAACGGCTGTTATTTTGTTTTGCATTAGATTTCCTCCCATTTTTCAACTCGTTTAGAAATCTTATACCCTGCATCCTTTAGCATTTTTATAGCAGTTTCGATGCTTAAAACGCCGTAGGTTTGCTTTTCAACTGGCTTAGGGGTAAACTTAATTTCGATTTGTTCGGGCGAATTATCGAGCTTTTTGATTACATCCATTACGCGGTTATAAGATACCGAGCTAAATCTTGTATTAATTAGCCATTTGTTTAGAGCGCATGAGGTATAACCAGCCATTCGGCTAAACTCCGCTTTAGTTAATTTGTGGCGCTTGCGTGCCGTTTCGATTCGTTCGCATATTTCACTATGCGTTAATTGTGTGAAAGTGTACATAGGTTTTAAGTGTTTAATGTTTGTTATTGTATTGGTGTAATTGTTCATCGGATTACTTGGGTTTTGTGTTCGTAAAGCTCAATGCCTTCGATGCTATCAACGCCTAAATCCTTCATTGCTTTGGCTAAGCCGTTTAGTAAATCTTCGGGCTTTAAGTTGTTAAATGCGAATTGAACCGAAAGCACCTTTACCCAGTTAACCTCTCCGTTAACGCGCGCCTTAATGGTGCTGCGTATGTTTTTCGTTTGGCTATTCTCTACTGTGGTGGCATAGAGCTTATCGGTAAACGCTGCGATTACATCGCTAACCGCTTCGGCTTCTTTGATGCTTTGAGCAGCTTCGGCTATTAGCTTCGCTTCGGCGGCTTCTTGTTCGGCTTCGAGGCGTTCGTGATATTCTACCATTCGCTTTTTAGCATCTTCGATAAAATCGAGTAGCGGCGCTGTGGCATCCTTTTCGAGCTTAATAAGTTCCTTTTTGAAATGCTCGAGCGGTGTGGTTACCTCTTTACGGGCTGCTTCGATTGCCTTAACCGCATCGCTTACGTCTTTTACAGCGGCGTTCATTGCTGTATATTCGCTTACGTTTTGAATCGAGAGCGCTTCGCCGCCGCCCGTGTTACGCGCTACTATCGATTGCGCGTTTAACGTTTGAGGCGAATTTATCGCGTGGTATATTTTTTCGATTGGTATTTGTACCTTTGCAAGTGTGTTCATGTATGTTTATTTATTTGGTAAGTTAGAGGGCGGCGCTTTGCCGCCCTTTATCATTTAATCCCACGGTAAGTCATTAGCCGCCTTTTGTCCGAAAATATCGTCGATGTCGGGTAGGTCTTCAAAGTTCTGAGGTGGCTGCGTTTTAGGTGTAAAATCGTTTTTAAAACTTGCCGTTGTCATTGCTTTGTATTCGTCCGATTCCTTAATCTTATCCTGTAAAAACTCGGGCAGTTTTGCGAATACTTCTTGTTCGTGCGCGGTCGGGGTGTAGGTAAACGCCTCGTTAATCGGTGCGGGGCATTCGTAGCCTTTCATAAGCGGCGCAAAACTTATAATGTTTGCATAGGTGTTTTCACCTTTGGTAACGTGCGCAATATTTACCATGCACGTTTTCCCAAGCATCTTAAAAATATCGAGCTTTGAGGCTTCAGAATCAGTTAACTTTTTGCCGAGCCATGCCGAAACATCGCGACGTAATAAAGCCTTTTCGTTCATCGATAGCGTGTAAATGCTGCGAACGTAGTACGGCTGTTCGCCTTTGCTTTCATCGAATACCGCTTTCTCGGTTGGCAGTTCGAATAGGAATTGAACTTTGCGTTTTTTGCCTGCATAAATACCGCCTTGTTCGGTCGTACCGAGGTCGATAATTTGATAGCAGCGCGCAGGGTAACTACCCTCGGGTGCGATTTGGCGGTTTGCCGTTCCGCCTACGGGTGCTGTTAAAGCCATTTTAAAAAGTATTAAAGGGTTAAAAATTAAAGATTCTCAGATTCGAACGAGTGTACTAAGTTGCGGTTAATACCGTCAATAACCTCGATAAATAGTTCGCTGAATTTGTTGCGCTCAAGCGGTTCAAATAGTCGGTGTTCAACTGGTACGCCTTCGACTTGCTCGCGGTGAAACTTACGCGAAATGTTTGCCGCGCCTGAATCGCAGCGCGTGTAAATTCCTTTCATGCAGCCGTCATTAACAAGCATTGTCATAACGCCGCTGAGATGGTCGTAAAAATAAAATTCTGTGTTTTGGTAATTGCGGAAAATTGTAACTGTGTCCATGTGTATGATTGTTTAAAGGTTTAAAAAGAAAGGGCGGTTATTAGCCGCCCGTGAGGGTTAGTTAAAGCAAGCGTCGTAAGCGTCGGCGGCTGCAAGTAAATCGTTTAATTCGTTTTGTAATGCGACTTCTATCGCTTCCATTTCTTTAGTCCAAAAAGACTGCTCGTGCATTTTGTCTAAAATAGCTAAACGTTTTGCGATTTCCGCTTTGATTGTTGGGTTAATTCTGAAACCCATTTCTGAAAATTCTGTTGTCATGGCGTGAATGTTTAAGTGTGTAATTGTTTAACACTGCAAACATACAACACTTTTTTGAAATTGCAATACTTTTACAAAAATAAATGCAAAATAATTTATAAAGTGTTGATTTTGAACGCGCCTAATTTTGCGCTCGTGCGATACCGAAACCGATAAGCGCCCCGAAACCGACCTTCGCCGCCGTTGTTTCGTACCATTTTTTGCGCGGTTGCTCGATTACAAAGCTGCGCAGCCCTACCGCTACCATGTTCGGGTTATCAATTGCAACCCTTATTACGCTTTCGCGCTTACGAAACGGGAAAACACCGCGTAAAGTGTCGCCAATGCCTACCGAAATAGTCGCGGGTATGCTTAAACTATCGATTTGAAGGTATCCGAGGCGGTTAATTTTGCCCGTAATCGAAAACCAGCGCTCAAACTTTTGAAACTCACGCGGCAAAACAAGCGCGGGAACGGTGTCATGTATATAAATCGGTTCGCCTAACGCTATTTTAGTCTTATAAACGGTGCGCGTAACGACCTCTACCGCTGCTTTTGGCTTATCAATACGCAGTTTTTCGGTTAAGTCCTTAAGTTCTGTGATTTGTTGCGCCTGAGTGTATATCGTTATCGAATCGTTTAGACGCGTTTTAACGAACTTTTGTTCTGCTAGTGTGGTTTGCGCTTGTTCGTTGCACGAACGCACGAATAAGAGGCTTAAAACGGCTAAAAATAGCAATCTTTCAGCCCAAACGTAGCTTGGAGATGTATTGGTCGATTCTTTCACGGCATTTAGCTTGTTCGTTTAGTATTGCTTTTGCAACGTTGGGCGGCATTTCGCGTTCGGTTAGGTAAATCTTTAGAACTTTAATCAGCCGCTTATCAATTTGCTTATCATTCATATTTGACGTGTTGCTTTTTTAACTAATACCCTTACGGCTTCGTCCAAATTTACAACCGATTCCTCTAACATTCGCAAAAGGTCGGCGCGTTCGCTTTCTGAAATCGCTTTGTTCGTGCTTATCAACTTAACCAAACCACTAACCGAGGTTAGGGGCTGCCGTAATTCATGCGAAAGCATAAATCTAAATTCCTCAAGTAATACCCGTTGGCGTTCGTGTTCGTGCGCCGTTATGCTGGTTACATCGACTAATTGAAAGCCGATGAAATGCACCGCGCCCATAATTGTGTAGATATTCCAAACGTTAAAACGCTCGGATAAATTCTTTTGCTTAGTTCGGGCGTAAACTCGCGAGGGTTCGGGCTGTTTATCCTTAGCCCTTTTAACGGCTTCTATTAACGTTTCTTTGTCATCGGGGCTGCTAACTATGTCAACGATGTTTTTCGGCTTAATATGGCTCGCGTAATGCTTAAAAAGTTCGTTGGCGCTTACTATGGTACCGTCCGTTTCGGTAACAACGTAAAAAAGGTCTAAAGAATTTTCTAAAATGTAAACGGTAGACACATTGCAAAAATAAGCAATAGTGTTAAATTATACTAAATGTTTATACGTTTCTCAAATCAGTAAAAAGCGAGCGCCACGCAGCGCCGCACCCGATTAAATACTTTGCCGAAAGCCAAAGGGTAAAGCTAAATACAACTCCGTTTAAAAGTATATCGTAATTCATAGGCGTTTCAAAATCTTGGGTATTTCTTACGGGTTGACTTTTGAGCGTGTAGGCTGTTGGCTGTGGGTATAATGACAAATCGCACGGGCTAAGTGTATCGAACGCGGTTAAAACTACTTCGGGCTTTGGGTGAACATAAGCCCCTGAAATCACCGCCTGATACGATTCTTTGTTAGCCTGCACGAAAGTAGTGTCGACCTCATAGCTCATAGTGTCCACATTGAGCTTATTGTGGCGTGCAATCTTTACGGTATCTCTACGAACTTGCTGCATCGTCTTTGGCTTTTGGAATGTACCCAGCGGCTATTAGCGTTGCTACAATTGCCGCGAGTGTTTCAGTTGATATCACTTTAAAGATTAGCAAAAAGATTGAAACTAATATCATAAGGCTTCCTATTGTGCTACGCCAATGCTTGACAATGATGTCTATGATTCGCCTTGGTTTAGTAGCACGTTTTCGCATGATTTAAAATACGCGAAAGCATTGTCTGTGTTGGGGCAATTAGGCCCTAAACTTTACAAAGTGAGAAATACAAATTTGCCTCTTCGCGTCTGCGATTGGTAAGCCCTGCAAGCACCTTGCCGCCTGCCTTGTTCCATCTTAGGAACTCGTCCAAGATGCTTGGGTCTGCGTGGTTCGCTTTGGCTTTCTTAAGCAGCGTGGATTTGATTAATGCACCCGTGCCTACATTATACGCAAAGCATACCAAAGCATCGAACTGGCATTGATTGATATTCGGTAGGTGCTTATTTACCGCCGCTTCGAATGGCTCAAGGGTAGCAAGTAGCAATTGCGTTGCTTCCTTTTCGTTTGCGAGCTTTTCGCCTAAAATAATCTTTTTGCCGTTCGGGTAGTGTGTCGAGCCGTAGCCAATTGTCGGCACACCAGCAGGGCAAAGGTAGGAGCTCAAGCGCAAGCCTTCATACTTCTTAATCAGGTTTAGACCGAGAAGTGAGGTGCTGCGCATTATGGTATGATGATGTATTGAATGTTGGCAACAAAGTCAATTGAATTGCCTGCTGTTATAATATCGACTTGAAATGTAATTTGGTCAAATGATGTATCGGCTGCAATAATATAATAATCCAATTCGCTGAATGAGTTAGTTAGTGGTGTAAGTACACCAAAAGCTTGTCGAGCATTTGCGAAATTAGATGCAACTGGCATTGACATATTGAATGTGCCAGTATTTATACCGCCATCCATTAGGACGCTTAAATAATACGATATTGTTACTACGTTATTGACACGACTATAAATGCAATCACCAACAATACTAACTGTGCAATCGTTTTCGCCTGATGGAACAGGGGTGAATGTACCACTTTCAAACTGCGGCATACCTGAATAGATATCTTGCACCTCAATCTGTTTTGATTGGTCAGTAGCGGCATCCACAATATACAAAATATCCGTTGCGGCTGCCGTGCCTAATGCTGGTAAATCGGTTACTTTAACGCCTGCCATAGTTGTAAAATTTGCCCACTAATTTACAAATTATTCAGATACGAAATGGCGTCTTCTGAATTATCAAATTGTTGCTCGTTGAATGTGGTGCTTGTGGTTGCAAAGCAGTACACGCCTGACTCACAAGTAATATGCAAACTTTGTTCGTCCACTATCTCCCAATTTGGAGCGATTAGTTGCGCATCGATTTCGCCATCCGCAACGGATGAAAAAAACTGAATAGCCTTTGATGTGATGTTTACGTTTGTCATAGCTTTTCGATTAAGTACATTGAGCCAAAATTAGTATCTGTTGAAAGAGTGTTTTGAATTGCAAAAACAAAGTAGCGAGCAAGCGTCCAATTTATAGCGCAAGTTGTAACGCTTCCTTGTAATCCATAATCAAATGCAGTACTAACGGCGTTAGCAATTATAACCTCAGTATTATTTGTGCTTGTCTTAATAACCAAATGTCTTAAAATTTGATTTGTCAAAAAAATATTCGCTCCTGCATTCTGATAACCACCAACTAATATAGGCGAACCACTTAAATCTGCCGTGGAATTTACATATATTCTTAATGTTTGATTACCTGCTGTACCAGTTTTTCTTGTGCGATAATTAACGCGAATAACATCGCCTGCTGCAAAGGTGTTTGCTGCAATCAGTTGAGTATATACTACATTGTTTGAGTTATTTGTAAATCCTGCGCTATCTGTTGTAGTCTTAAATATTGTAGGCAAGGTCGGGAATGTTGCGAGCGTTCCATCGCCTCGCACATATTGCGCAGTCGTGCCGCTTGGTGTGTTAAACTTGCCGTTGAAGGTACTCCAATCGGCTGAACTTAATGCACCTCGATTGCTTGCGCTTGCAGTTGGTAAGTTGAAAGTGTGCGTATCAGTTGCCGATGTAATCCCGAAATCCGTTCCACTTGTACCCGTTGCAAAGTTTTGCACTTGCGCGG